CTACCGCACCGCAACAAATGCAACAACAGTTTCAAGCCAAAGGCGGTTTGCAAAGCGCTGGCGCTGCGGCTACAACTGACCAAGCGACTGTTAATGCAATGCTTGCCAAAGTAAGCCCTGAATTGCAAAACGAAATACGGTCTACACCTGTCAATCAACTTAATATGCCTGCGTTAGAGCGCCATGTTGAGGCTGACACATTGCCTGTGCCTGTTCGCCTTACCCGTGGTCAAGCTACTCAAGACATTAATTTGTTATCTGACGAAATGAACATGAGGGGTAAAAACCCTGATTTGGCTAATCGTTTTAATGAGCAAAACGGCAAGTTGATTGAAAACATGAACGCTATCAGGGAAAAAGCAGCCCCTGATGTTTATGGCACAAATCATATTGAAAACGCTGAAACGGTGATCAATGCTTACAAAGCACTTGATGACACAAGGACTGCTGACATTTCTGCCAAATACAAAGCGTTAAGAGATGCCGCTGGTGGTGACTTTCCTATTGATGGAAAACAGTTTGCCGTTAATGCTGAAAAGATGTTGGGCAAAGACCTTAAAACAGATTTCTTACCGCCTGCTATTGCCAAACAATTAGACCGCTACAAAAATGGCGAGACAATGACGTTTGAGAACTTTGAGGCCATGAGGACTAATTTGGCAGCAGAAATGCGTAAAGCAGAGCGTTCAGGCGATGGTAACGCTAAAGCAGCGTCAAGCATTGTTCGCACAGCGCTAGAAGATTTACCTTTGTCTGGTGAAGCTGAAACTCTTAAGCCATTAGCAAATGAGGCTAGAAGTGCCGCTAAAGCTAGGTTTGATATGTTGAAAAAAGACCCAGCTTATGACGCTGCGGTCAACGATGCCGCACCCGATAAATTCATCAATAAATACATTATTGGTGGCAACAAACGTGATTTAGAAGCGCTGACTGCACAACTTGGCAAAGGTTCTGAAGGCCATCAAGCTGTGTCTGCTGCTGTGGTTAACTATCTTAAAGATAAAGCTGGTGTCATTAATGATAACGGCAACTTTAGCCAGGCGGGATACAACAAAGCACTTAAACAACTTGATCCAAGATTGCTAGAATTAGTTGACGGTGAGACTGCCCAACAACTTAGGGCTTTGGGTAATGTGGCTAGATATACTCAAGCACAACCCCGTGGAAGCTATGTAAACCAATCCAACACATTTGTGGCGGGTGCTAAAGAAATGGCTAAAGGTGGGCTAGAAAAAGCCGCTAATGTGGCTGGTTTTGGCGTTGTTCCTATTGGCACAATGACCCGTGAAGCATTGGCAAACAGAGCCGCAGCAAAGCAGACCAAAGAATCTTTAAAGCCTGGTGCTGGCACTAAACTTTCAGACTTAGGAAAATAAAATGGCAGTCAATCTTTCCCCTATTGGTAACGGTTTTCAATTCTTTACCAACACAGGCATTCCCCTTAACGGTGGGTATATCTATACCTACCAAGCAGGGTCTAGCACTCCGCTAACCACTTACACCACTTCAGCGGGAACGATTGCCAACACCAATCCAATTCAGTTGGGGACAAGCGGACGGCCTCCACAAGAAATTTGGCTTACTTCTGGTTACTCATACAAGTTTGTTTTGACCGACTCTGCAAACGTACAGATTGCCACTTATGACAACCTTTATGGCATCTTGGGAACAAGCGCAAGCACAACCCCAATCCCTGCGGGAAGTATCATCATGTGGTCAGGCTCTATCGGTGCTATTCCTACAGGCTATTATTTATGTGATGGTCAGAACGGCACACCAGACTTGAGAGACAGATTTGTAGTGGGTGCGGGTAATACTTATGCTGTGGGCAATACAGGCGGTTTTACAGCTGCTGCCACAAGTTCAGGCGGTACTTACTTACCTTTGTATTATGCCCTTGCTTTCATACAAAAGAGCTGATATGTCTGATATTGATTTGGTCAAATATGGGGTTCTTTGGCAAAAAGTTGAATCAATGGAAGCCAAGATTGACAAGATGGAAACTCAACTTGAAACCCTGATTGAGTTAGCCAACAAAGGCCGTGGCGGTTTTTGGATGGGCATGGCGTTTGTCTCTGCAACTTCTACAGTTCTTGGGTATATTTCTCATTATTGGTCAAAATGAAATGGGCGATTGCGATTGTTTTAATACTGTCGCAAGCCTCATCTAGTGAGTATCGATGTGTCAGGTGGGCATGGACTGGCGATGTTTATAACCGCAAAGTTGTTTGCTTACAGTGGGAAAAGGTTGTACGGAAATGATTGATCCAATCACAGCACTAGCGGGACTGCAAAGCGCCATTGGCATGGTCAAGAAGGCGGCACAAGTCGCCAATGACATAGGCTCACTTGCCCCCATGATTGGCAAGATGTTTGATGCCAAGTCTGCCGCATCCAAAGCAATGGTGGAAGCCAAACGGTCTGGCAAAGGTTCAAACATGGGTCAAGCGCTTCAAATTGAGATGGCGCTAGAGCAAGCCCGTGATTTTGAAAAAGAATTACAAATGCTGTTTTTTCAGTCTAACAAAATGGACGTTTGGCAAAAGATCAAAGAGCGAGCGCAATTGATGGACGTTGAAGATGCCCATGCCGCTCGTCAAGCCAAAGCCGATGCCAAGAAAAAGAAAGAAGAACAAGACGAACAAATGGCCATCGTTGCGGGTGCGTTTATCTTAATTTTGTTGGGTTTAGCGGTTGCATTTGGAATCTCTGAAATTCAAGATATGTGCGCAAAGACAAAGTGTGGCCGATGAATGAATATCAGAAAACCTTTGACCTATGCCTCAAAATCATTGTTTATGGTTGTGTGGCACTTTGGTTTCTTGGGTTTCTTAAATTTCTGCCAAACGATTTATCCGACAAAATCGTAAACTTATTACTTGGAAAGATTGGAATTAAATAATGTTTGAAATGTTATCTGGTGGTTTATTAGGCTCAATCTTTGGCGGCATTTTTCGTATGGCCCCCGAAGTTTTAAAATGGCTTGATAAGAAAAACGAGCGCCAACATGAACTAAATATGTTCAAGTTCCAATGTGATCTTGAGGCTCAACGTGGTCAACAAAAGTTGGCCGAGATTGGGGCACAACGTGAGGCCGCAATAGATGTGGGCGTAATGGATGCCTTTAACAATGCCATCACACAGCAAGCTGAGATGGTTAAAGCAGCGGGTGGATGGGTAGCTAGCCTGTCGGCTTCCGTGCGTCCAGTAGTAACATATTGGGTACTATTTGTTTGGTCATTTATCCATGTGTGGTTTGCATGGAACGCATGGCTTGCGGGTGCGCCAGCTACTGAAGTGTTTAAAACAATGATGACACCAGACTTTTCTGCTTTGCTATCAGGAACAATCAATTACTGGTTTCTTGACCGCACTTTGTCTAAGCGTGGCATATGAACTTAGAACTGGCAGCATCCCTTTGTCGCCAGTTTGAGGGGTTTAGGTCTAAGCCTTACCTATGCCCTGCGGGGATTCCGACTATCGGATATGGCTCTACATACTATGCGGATGGGCGAAAGGTTACTTTAAATGACCCTCTAACGACACAAGAGGAGGCTCATGTTCTTTTGATGCACGAATTGGAACATACATATTTGCCAGGCGTTTTAAGAAACTGTCCCATTCTTGCAACAGATGAAAAAAAATGTAACGCCATTGTGGACTTTGTTTACAACCTTGGAATTGGTCGTTTGCAAACGTCTACGCTTAAACGAAAAATCAATTCTCAAGAGTGGGAAGCGGCTCAAGAACAACTAATGTTGTGGACTAAAGGTGGCGGCAAAGTCTTGCCTGGCTTGCTTAAACGCAGACAAGCCGAGTGTTCCTTGTTAAATTAAATTGTAATAAATACTATATAAGGTGTTGAAATGGCTAACATTCCTACACCACAAGATGCGGCATTGTTTGCACAAAGTGTCAAAAAGTGGCAACAAGTGTTGAGTCTTGGTGATTGGCGTATTGAAAAAGGCATCAAACCAGCTAAAGCAGCAATGGCTTCTGTTGAGTTTACGGCTACTGCAAGGCTTGCTGTTTATCGTCTTGGTGACTTTGGCGCTGAAAAGATAACGCCTGAATCATTGGATAGGACGGCATTACATGAGTTACTTCACATCTTTTTGCATGATTTGATGTGTGTAGCTACAGACCCTAAATCGTCAGATGAAGACATAGAAATGCAAGAGCATCGGGTCATCAATCTGCTAGAAAATTTGTTATCTAAGGATTCCAATGGGCAGTCATAACGAAACGTGTTCAGATCAAGAATTTATCCAATTGTGGGGTCAACTTCAATCTGCACAAAAAGTAGCTGACCATCTTGGAATAGCAAATAGGGCAGTTCATTTACGCAGAAGATACATTGAAAAAGAATACAACATGGCACTTCATGCAAGTGACCATCGTGGTCTTAAATACGATAAAAACAAGCCCAAGTCATTTAGTCCACTTAAACAAGTTGAACTTGGAATGTTGGACGGCACAGTTATTGTGTTCTCAGATGCCCACTTTATACCAGGTCAGCGTACAACAGCGTTTAAAGGGCTTCTATGGGCTATCCAAGAGTTTAAACCCAAGGCGGTGATATGTAACGGGGATGCTTTTGATGGTGCGTCTATAAGCCGACATGATGTAACTGACCAACCACAAACTTCTGTCATTCAAGAGTTAAAAGCCTGTCAAGGTGCATTGGGTGAGATTGAGGAAACCGCTAAAGCTGCACGACACAATGTAAAGCTACTGTTTACATGGGGAAACCATGACGTTAGATTTGGTAATCGTTTAGCGCAACAAGCACCACAGTTTAAAGAAGTTCAAGGCTTTAAATTAACAGACCATATCCCAGAGTGGGACTTCTGCTGGGCAGTATGGCCTACCGAGCAATGTATTGTTAAGCATCGTTACAAAGGTGGAATTCACGCTACTCACAACAATACTGTAAACGCTGGTGTGTCAATCGTTACTGGACACTTGCACTCATTAAAAGTCACTCCGTTTTCAGATTTTAATGGCGTGCGATTTGGCTGTGATACAGGAACATTAGCCGAGACTGATGGGCCACAATTTACTTATGCTGAGATCAATCCAAACAATCACAGATCAGGGTTTGCGGTGTTAAACTTCTTCAATGGTCAGCTTTTATGGCCTGAACTCGTCCATAAATTTGATGAGGACATGATCCAGTTCAGAGGCGAAGTAATTGATGTGGGGGCATTTTGAGCGCTTGGTTAATTATTCTCACAGGAACAATTTACGCATACATTGCGGTTGAGCAAACCATTATTGGTAATCCGTATATGGCAATGGTATATATCGGATATGCGTTCTCTAATGTGGGGCTTTACTTGTTAGCAAAGTAAGCCCCTCTGTATCTTATAAGCTACTCTGTAGATTCTTCTTCTTCAGTGTCATCCTCAGATAAGTCAATTGCTTCATAGTCAACTGCCCATCCATGTTCTTCTTGAAATGCGATAAATTCCTGAATGATTTGGATTTTCTCAAAGTCGTGTGACTCAACTGTAACTTTCTCATCGTCAATCCAACTAATATCAATGACTAATTTATACATGATGTTCTCCTAACGCAACGGATTGTTGCAATGCAATATTAAATTGTGATTGTGTCTAAAAAACGAAATGGCTAAATTGTATTGACTTGGTTTTGCCGTAAGTGTTTACCCGTAGTTCTAGCAATCCAACAAGTTTGGCAAATCCATTTGTGACCCATGTCAATCCCGCCCTCTAGTGGTTTGTCTTGATCGCATTTGTTGCAGCATTTGTATTGGTGAACGGGTTGATTAAAATTTAAACCGAGTGGATATAGCGCCATTCTCTTTCATTCCTTTGTGAGTTTGATTTGACCGTGTTGCCAGTCAGTTCTATTAAGCCAAGCACTTTCATTTCGTTTAAGCGCCTAGCGATTTGATTTGGGTCTAGCATTGTCATGGCTGAAATGCCATCTTTTCCCAACGGCCCATAAAATTTGAGGCACTCAAGAATAACTTGGTGGTGTTGTGGGGCAACGTCTTTAATTAAGTCTGCTGCCTCAAACGATGTAAGAGGATCATTTGCCCTGACTCTTGGAAAGTCGGGTATGGAAAAAATTTGTTTAAATGCGTCTTTATAGTCCATGATTACTCCTTATTGGTGGGGGTACTAACTGCTCGTCCGCAAGCCTAAAAAGCCTTTGCACAGCTTTCCCCCCGTTATTTAAAATGGCAAGTCGATGTCTTCATCTTTTGGCAAACCCTGATAGCCCTCTTTGGGTTTGGGTGTGTTCATGTATGCCCAACCGTTCCAGCCGCCATCCATCAGAGGCATACTATCTAACTTGAGCATTGGCCCATTCTTAGTCTCAATTACTGATCCAATGGTTTGGTAACGGGATTTCTCTTGACCCTCTTTGTTTTTGTATTTACCAGAAACAACGGAAATTTCATATAGTTTAGACATTTTTGACTTTCATTAGTTTGTTAATTTTGTCGTCCAGTTCAGCAATAAATTGGACAATTTCACCCTCGATTAGCCTGATAAACACATTATCCCTTGGGACACGTTTAACAAACAATTGAAGTTCTGTGGGCAGACGGTTGTCAAAAGACACAAAGTCGCACCATTCACGGTCTGTGCAAGCCATTTGGAATTGCATTTGCGTGTTGTATTTACCTGGCACTGTTTCAGACAACAACGTGTCTATGTGTGTCGCAGTATTGGGGCATTTGATCTCTAACAATCCATTGTCCCCTACAAGCCCGTCAGGAGACGCACCAGCCATCAAAATCTTTGGGTGAGGCACAAACCCCACTTCATCGACTAAAACGTTCTGAGCGACTTCATACGATATACGGGCAAGCGGTTCAGTTTCTGTCCCCCATTGCATTGCAGCATTGGTAAAACCATCGGCTTTTTGGTTGGTCAATCGTTCACAAATCAATTGAGCCATGTAGTTGTCTCGACTTGATGAATAACCCGTCTTGGTCTTGGCAATAACGTCAG